CCAAACCGTAATACCTTAGATTCTGCGTCAAGAGATTTAAGGTGCGTACGATATTTGGCATACTCGTGTGGAAGTACACGACGAACTGTAGTACGCATTGATTAAATCCAGTGTTGACCTTTGAGTACAGCTTCGGCACGAGCTTGTTGTACTGCTTTGATAATTTCATAGAAGTCTTTAAGAAATTGTCGCATTTTAAAGCCCCCTTGCCCAATAGAATGTACCTTTATTGGTTTCGTATTCTTTGGTTAAACGATCTACATCTGCGGCGTTTTGTGGGTTGTTTTTAACAATGTAGTACTCTAGCCCACTACCGTAAGTTTGTGGTTTACTGAATGAATTTTCTAGGCTTTTGACCCAGTTTGATATGGTTTTTAACATTTTGTGTTCCTTTTAAGTGTATGTGTAAAAATAAGTAGAACTTTATCATGGTTTCTACTTATATATTTAGCATATTAGTAGAAACCATGATATTAATCAAGACATTTGATCTAATTGTAAAGAGGCTGTAAAATTCTATAAATACGTTGAATAGAGAAACACAATGCGAAAAAGCACCCGTAGTATTTTACAAGGACTTAGCGACATCGGACTAAACCGTGATGCAGATTTAGTTATCGAAAGCCGCGGTTCAAACATCATCCAAAGTGCCATTAACTTATTGGATATGATTCGCGAAAATTATGACGTGGAAACAGCCGCCGAGCTAGAACGTCGCTTTATTAACAGTATCAAAGGCAGTGATCCTGCCAAATTCAAGCGTGGGATCAAGCGTATTCAAGAAGGCAAGGATTCTCAATAGAATCTCAATTTCAGCCTAATCAGCCCGTTTTTTACCAAAATCTATAAATAATTATACAAAGGTCTTTTAGAAAGGCCGTTCGCAGAGTGCGAACAGAATGGTAGATTAGGAGAAATATTATGCCATCATTATTAGGTACATACGTCGCGGCCAACTATGGTCGTATGACATCACAAGACACATACGGCGGAATTACATACAGTAACTTCGGTACACGTAACTTAGCTTTCGTTAAAGTTGTTGTTTCTGGCGCAAACGCACCAGACTTAATGGCAGCCGCTGGTACACAATCACAAGATGCTGACAACATTTCAGCTAGCTCAGTATTTGGTCCAGGTGTTGCATTTGCTCAACAAACAGCTTACAGTGGTTCTTCACCATATGTTAACGCTAACGTAACAGTTTCAACTGGTTCAGTTGTTCCTTGGCAAGATGCTAACAGCTACTTCTCAGTTGCTGTTCGTACAATCCAACAATACGCTGAAATTTACTTTGTTGGTTCACCATACTCAACAAGTTCATTTGGTTCAAACACATACCAAACTGGTAATGCTAGCTTTTCATCAGCTTTCGTAGTTGGTATCGCAATTGATACAGCTAACTCAGCTGGTACAAGCACATCACTATTAACTGGTCAAGGTAACACTGAAGTATTTGGTGGTACAGCTAGTGCATACCCAGTTTTAGCTACATTTGACATCATTGTTGCTCAATTGGCTAACAACTTGGCTACAGTAGCAACATTGCAAGGTACAACAACTGGTACAACTCCAATTGGTACAACAACAGTTGCAGTTGGTTCAGCTCCAACAGTTGCTCTAACTCAGTTGACAATGCAAGGTGCTTCAGTAGCGGCAACACTATTAACAGCTTAATAGCTCAATAGTTTTTTCCTGTTCGGGATGGGAAGACTAAGCCCACTTTTATAAGTGGGCTTTTTTATCTCTGTTAAATATAGACATAGTTTAACACAGGAGTTAAAAATGACACTAGATGAAATTAAAGAAGCGTTTGCCAAGGCCACAGTGGCTATTCCAGGCGGCGGACAAAAACCAAGATATCAATATTATTTGATGGGCCCAGAAGGTACACAAGGTGCTGGTACTGTAGCCACAGATGATCTTGAATCAATGGTACCTATTTTGGCACAATACGGATTAGCTGGATATACACATGATACCAACTATCCATGTTTTGGCGAATACATTAAAAATTATCCTAACTTTGTAAAGAAATCAGAATTACCATCAGCTTGAAAGTAATTAATGGAATATAAACTCTATACCCTAGTCGATATCACACATACAGGGCAACATAAATCGGAACCTGGTCGGGAAGCAGATCGTTGGAGAGAACAAAACTTTCAAACGGTACTGCAAACATTAGGTATACGTGCCAATGTGACCTATAATCAAGGACCTGAAATGATTGAAGTTAGGGGTCGTGTAGTGGGCTTTGATACAGATATGATATTAAGGGTATGGCGTTTTGATTTTTATACAGAGCGAGATAGTTTGTTTGAAGTCAACGGAGATCCTGTTGCTGGATTGATTGAAGATTTCAGACTAGTACCTTATATCAGCGGACTGAATGAGGATATGACACAACAGTATGCAGTTTTCAACCCCGAAGATCCTGGCAAAAATATAGTGTTTTATCTTAAATAAACTGACAGTATAATATAATCGACTAGTTCATTAAATATAGTTGTAGGCAAAATATCTATATATAGGCACATTACCAATCATACAATAGGCACACGGCTCGGAGCGAGCACATGACTTATAACATTGGAGAGCCTGGAGATGGCCACAAAATTAGCACAAGCACAATTAGCAGAACTACCCGAGCGTGTAGGAATATTAGAAACTAAAGTTGAAAACATCAACGAAAAACTTGGTGAAGTTAAAGACGACATTAAAGACATGCACGACTGCTTAGATCGCACTCGCGATACTGTTATGGAAGAATTAAAAACCATGCAGTCAGCTTATTGGCAAAATGCAGACAAATACTATAAACATGCTGATGAATTGCATGTAATTCAAACTAATCAGCATCAAGAATTAGCTGACAAGATTTCTGAACTACAAAAGCTCAAAAGTAAAGTAATGATGTATGGCATGGCTGTCCTGGCATTTGTAGCAGGTGCAGGTTGGCTAAACATGATAAATCTTCCAACTATATTAAAGTTCATAGGCTTGTAATTCAGTTAAATACTGAATGCAGTTTCAAGAACTATACATCGATCCTAATCCTCATCACCATGTGCTTAACCCTAAGCTATGGGACAATAATCATCTACGCAAAGAAGTACGTCATCAGCTGATCAAGATAGCCAAACATTTTATAGATTATCTTGAAGTTCCACAATTAAAATTAAAAGATGTTACCTTAAGTGGATCCAGTGCTGGATATAATTATAGTGAATACAGCGACATAGATTTACATCTAGTGGTCAACAGCAGTGAATTATACACAGCTGAAAAAAGTCAATACAACAATACATACGATTTAAAAATACAGGGCATACCTGTAGAATTGTATGTACAACCTGCCAGCCAAGTTCACCATAGTGCAGGTATCTATAGCGTACTAGACGACAAGTGGATCAGCGAACCTGAACATGTAGAACCTACAACAGATCCCAAAGATGTCAAGAGCAAGGCACGTAATTACGCTGGTAAAATTAACAGAGCCATACGTAGTGGAAAATTAGACAAATGTAAACAAGCCATGGAAGATCTTAAACGCTTACGCAAGGCTGGACTAGAAACAGGTGGCGAGCAAAGCGTGGAAAACTTAGCATTTAAGTTGCTCAGAGCTAGAGGACAAATTGAAAAATTGCGTAAATACATACATAAACTAGAGAGTGCTGAATTAAGCCTCGGAGAACACAATGAAAATTAATGACATCAAAGAGAATCATGGACATCCTGGACAACTGTATCGTTTTGCCATGGTAGACGAAAGCGGTCAGATGCATCGTTCTAAACCTATGCCAGCAGAAGAATGTAAAGTTTGGTTGCACAAAGCCAAACACATGCATAATCCAGAATACATGACTATCTATCCTGCTCACGATGTCGATCAAAAACTTACAATAGATGAAGTCATGATGCAACATCCTAACATGGCTCATGACCTAGCAGAAGATGGTCCATTACAAATTAAACAAGGCACCACAGCTAATCTTACAAACCAACAAGGGCAGACTGTAATGACAGCCGTAGATCAAAATGCGGCATCACAAATTAAAGCATTAGCAGACCAAGGTAAAATTAGTGTTGGCGGTCAGGCACCAGGCGGTTCTAACAACAATGTAAGTGCTAGTGGCAGTAGTGGTGGTAGTAGTGGCGGCAATCAATCGAGACAGTATGGTCCTATGGAAGAAGGTTTCTTTGGTACTACTGAAGAAGAACTTGCCAAAGAAAAGAGTCCTGCTGGAGACTACTATAGAAAACTAGCGGCACTTAAAACAGACCCACGTTGGGCTGGCAAACAAGAGCTAGTACAACATCGTATCGACGATCTATTAAATCGAATCAACAATGATCAAGGTGTTCCACAACCTGGACAAGGACAACCAATGGGTCCAGAAACAGATCCTGCTAAATTCCAACAAAAGAATCCTAGCTTCCACGAAGGCAAACACAAAGACACAATCGCCCAAGGCGGCGGTGATGTGGGCGGCGATGCAACTGACAATTTTATCAAGCAAGTTAAAGATAGAGCTTATGAAAAAGCCAATCGCAACGGTGCAGATTCAGGACAACGCAGTCCTGTTGCTCAGAATAAAAAATTAAAAGAAACCGATGAGCTATATAAATGGCTTACGATCGCTGGCATCAAATGAAAATAAACGAATTGATTTCAGATTTCAAAATCTTCATGACCATTGAAGAAGAACAGATCTTGCAAAAGTTAAAAAAACCTGTTAAACTAGCTAGTCTTAGCGAGCACGATCAATTCAAGATTCAGTATATGATTCGTAAAAGTCTTGTAACTAAGATTGGAATGGAAACCCCTACAGTAGTTGCAAATGAAAAATACCAAGACTAAAAAACCCAAAGAAAAGTTAATCAAAGACTTAGCACAACACTTTGAACAAGACTTAAAAAAATCACTGCCCATTAGTGTACAACCTAACGGCGGCATAGTGTACAAAGATTATTATATCAAAGAAAACAAGCTGGGTAACTGGGGGTTATATAATCGTCATACACACGATGAAGTAAACCAGTACTATCTAAAAACTTGTGCCCTAATGGCGGCCAAGTATTATGACATTGCCCATTTGGATAAATTCCATGAAGTTAAGCAGTTGGATACTCGTTACTGGGCTCACTTCTGCGATACACAAATTTACCGTAAAAACATTAAGACAGCAAAGGATTTTGACAGATACTTAATCCTTTTAAATAAATTAGAGCACACAGAATTTCTAGCGGAACATTACAAGGAAGAAATTTCCAAGATGTTTACGTGGAGTTTTGTATAAATACTAGAAGAAACAGCTTAGGGATACCACCATGCAATTAAGAGAACTATCGAAACCAATCACAGCTAAAACGCTGAATGAAAGCCTAGCAAAGAAGTTTGGCTATAAATTAAACTTAGAACAGTTCACTATGGAACAGTTAAGTGATGTGCAGAATAAACTTCGCACAAAAATGAGTCAGTTTGAACTTGGCGAGAGTTTCGACAGCGTGACTGAAAGCCCAGAATATCAAAAAACACGTCTAATGTTAGACTGTGTTAATCAGGCAATGTTAGAGCGTGAAGTAAGCGAAGGCTCCGATGAAACTCAAGAATACGATAAAAAAATGTCAGATAAAAAAGCCGATACTGTAAAGAAAGGCATGAAAAATAATCCATTCAAGAAGAAAGAAAAGCCAGTAGAAGAAAACTATGTTAATGCAACTTTCCGCGAAAGAGCACAGGCACTTTCAGTTCCAACTAGTTGGATTGACAACGCATTAAACAGAATTGATCTAGGTGAAAGTGATGCTAATGAATTAAAGGCAGAATTATTAACACGTTATGATCTAAGTGAATCACAAGCTAGCTATGTATTGCTAGAAGGCGAAGAAGACAAGGCCGAAGCCATTATGGCAACCAAGGATATGATCGATCGTATAACTGGCTGGTATGATGATGTTGCTCAAATGAAAGCTGAACAGCTTTTAGAACTATTAGACTCCATAGGAGACAATTTTGGCAGCGATGTCGCACAAAAATATGAACAAGCAGTTAAACCAGCTTTAGAAAGTGTAAGTCAAAGTTTAGAACAGGCACGTCGTGGTTTAAATCAAGGCTTTGCTCTAGTATCAGGCAAACAAGCAGACACAATGGGTTCAGATGCAGGTGGCGATATGCCTCCAATGCCAGGCGGTGAGGAAGGTGCTCCAGACATGGGCGGCGATATGCCTCCAATGCCAGGTGGCGAAGAAGGTGCTCCAGAAGCAGGCCCAATGCCAGGCAGTGACGAAGGACGTATGAAACGTGAAAGCATCGATTACAGTCGTCGTTTAGGTCAGTTGTTAGCCGCATCAAAAAAAAAATAATTAGTGAAACGTTAGATCCGTTACATCAAACGCTATCGGATCTAAAAGCCAACGCAGATCGCCAAGGCAATACAGAAACAATTAGTTGGGACGCCGTTAACGAAATTGGTCGAAAATACGGTGCTCCCCAACTAGACTATGCTAGATTCAAAGCTCGTTTTGAACCTACTAATCAACAAGATCCAGTAGCACAACAGGATAGTCAAACACTCCACACTCTAGTACATCGTTACGGTCCTGATGGAATTACACTTAACACAGCCACTATGGATCCAAAAGGTCATGAAGGCGGTGAAGGCGAAAGCGAAGTGAGTAAAATGGCAAACCGAGCTACTCAAAAAGCTATGAAAAATATGTAAGTTAGTGTATACTAGCTACATGACTTTACTCAAAGAAAGGTTTAACTACACACCTATCAATAGACAAAGTGTAGAAGGCAAACGTTTATATGCTCTCCCAGATGGAACTAAGGTTCCATCGGTTACTACTATATTAGACAAGACTAAATCGCAAGATAAGATCGACGCTCTTAATAATTGGAAAAAGAGAGTAGGCGAAAAAAAAGCTCAGGAAATTGTAATCGAAGCAAGTGGACGCGGTACTCGCATGCACAAGTTCCTAGAGGACTATGTTAAACAAGGTGTTATTAGTGCTCCAGGGTCTAACCCATACAGTAAACAAAGCCACGCAATGGCCGAAGTTGTTATTCGACAAGGATTGTGCAATGTAAATGAAATATGGGGAGTAGAAGTACCCTTATATTATCCAGGCTTGTATGCAGGTACAACAGACGGATGCGGGTTGCATTTAGATGACGAAAGCATTTTAGATTACAAACAAACTAACAAGCCTAAAAAAGAAGAGTGGATTGAAGACTATTACTTACAGCTAACAGCCTACGCATTAGCACATAATGAAGTCCATGGAACTAATATACGTAAAGGTGTTGTTTTAATGTGTGTTAGCCCTAAAGTTAATGAACAATTAGAAATGATAGATGTTCCTGTTTATCAGGAGTTTATATTAAAGCCCGAAGACTTCAGTTTTTGGGAGAAAAAGTGGTGGGATAGAGTAGAACTGTACTACAAACAGAACTGATAAATATCCTATATAGAGGATATTTAGATGGCCGTTTATCAAATTAGCCGCATACAGATACGTCGCGGTCAAGCAAATTCAGGAACCGGATTACCACAATTAGCTAGTGGTGAGATGGCTTGGGCCGTAGACACTCAAGAACTTTACATTGGTAGCGGAGCCGTTAGCGAAGGTGCTCCCGCAGTAAGTAACATTAAGGTTATCACCCAGACAGATTTATCTCTCACTGGTAACATTCTAAGTACGATCCAATATATCTACAAATACACAAATTCTGGTATTAATACTGGAATAACAGCCACCGCTCCAACATTACAAACATTAAGTAGTAAATTAGATTCTATAGTATCTACAAAAGATTTTGGTACTGCCGGTGACGATGCAACAGATGATACTGCGGCATTACAAAGAGCTATACTTCAATTATTTTTAAATGCCGCAGGTCCTGCTTCATCTACCAGTTCTAATCGCGTAGTACTTAATATCCCAGCGGGCACTTTTTATATTACTAGTACAATATACATTCCTAGCTATGCAACTATCATTGGTGCAGGCATGGATAAAACTATAATTGACTATCATCCTCCACAGATTACTATAACAGGTAGTATTGCATTTGGCGGGGCTTCGTTGACTACGACTTCAGCCAACTCTGCATACAATGGATATTTTATAACTGGCCCTGGCATTCCTAATGGTACAACCATTACTGGTGCTACAGCTGGTACAAGTTTTACTTTAAACAATCAGTCAACTGCCGCAGAAACAAACGCATCATATATACTAACATATCCCGGACCAGCAGTTCAATTTGTTAATGATAGTAGCAGTATTGGTTCCTATGATCCACAAGTTTCACAAAGCATTACACAGTGCCGACAAGTCATTATGAAAGAATTAACGATTCAAACAGCAACAGGTAACAACACACTGATGCAGATGAACAGCGTTAAGGACAGCGTGTTTGAACATATTAAACTAATCGGTGGATGGACTGGTAATACAACCAGCATTGGTATCAACATGACCGGAGTAACTAATCTAGTTACCTGTACATATAATATTTTTAGAAATATTGTGTTTACTGGACACAATTATTGTGTCTACGACAGTTCTTATGATATTTCTAATAATATATTTTCTAATTGTCATTTTACAAATTCCTTCCAAGGTATATCTCTAGGAGCCAGTTGGACTCAAACTGCGAATACTCCTAACGGTCCTTGCCAAACAGAAATAATCAACAGTAGATTTTATAATATTCGTCAGCAGGGTGTATACATTGGTGCAGGATCTGGAAATATGACTAGTGGTTGTATTTTTCAAAATGTAGGCTGTAATGGAGGTGGAAATGCTCTTGCACAATATCCACAAGTATATTATGCTTCATATGGTAATAGTTCATTTAATGACCAGTCTGATCGTTTTAATGACTTGGGCAATCCTAATCAAGGAACAGCACCATACGCACTTGTACCATATGTTCCTGAATTTAGTGGACATGTTCGATACACATCATTTGGTGTCAACAAGTTATATCTAGCACAAACTACCAGTGCTTATATTTCTATAATTAAATTACCATTTGCATTTCTAGCAACACCTACATACAACTATACCAGTGGAGCATTAAATGGTACATCTACTGGACCAACTGGTAGTATTGGTTATGCTATCGACTATATCTATAATAGTTTGACATCAAATTATACAAGACGTGGTACTATTAATATCACTGCCGATGCTGTAAACAAAACAGTGACCATGACTGATGAATATGATTTCACTGTGACAGGTAGTAGTAATTCAACTACATTAGACTTTGCTGTTGGCTTCGTAGACTATTCTGGTGCAACCACTACCAATACTCCTTGGACACTGGTATTGAGTTATCAAAATACTTTTGATTCAGGTAATTTGATTTTTTCATACACTTCTGTAAGCTAATCAAATAGATAGATCTTTCTAATAAATGCGTATATAATTACATTTGTTATCGAGATAATAGCATTTACACCTCCGCAACCTATTGACTTACAATATCTTTTGGGCGGATCGTCTCCATAATAAATACTGCCTAAGAGAAAAGTAACGGACAATGAGCAAAATAATAGTAACAAAAAGAGACGGAAGTAAAGAGCCACTAATGATTGAAAAGTGGCAAGCTCAAGTAGCGAAAGTCTGTAAAGGTATTGCTGATGTCAGTCAGTCAATGATTGAAATTAAAAGTCAGCCACACTTCTACGACGGCATTACTACTAATGAAATTGACAACATCACCTTACGAGCAATCGTAGATTTGATTGACGTAGAAAATAATCCAGATGTAGGACATACGAATTATCAGTACGTAGCAGGTAAACAACGTTTATCAATGTTGCGTAAAGATGTCTATGGTAATTATGAAGTTCCACATTTATATTCTATCGTAAAGCGAAACGTTGAAATCGGTTTGTACACTCCGGAATTATTAGAGTGGTATACCGAAGACGATTGGAATCGTATGAACGATATGCTCGACCATGAGAAGGATGAACAATATGGATATGCGGCAATTGAGCAGTTGATTGAAAAATATCTAGTACGTAATCGTGCAACAAAAGAAATTTATGAAACACCACAAATTAGATATATTATCGCGGCGGCTACTGTCTTTCACAAAGAAGAGCCAAACAATGCAAGAATGCGTTACATAAAGGAATACTACAATGCGGCTAGTGATGGTTTGTTTACTTTGGCTACTCCTGTGCTTGCAGGGCTGGGTACTCCTACAAAGCAATTTTCATCCTGCGTTCTCATTCGCAGTGATGATGATCTCGATAGTATCTTTGCTTCGGGCGAGATGATGGCCAAGTATGCCAGTAAACGTGCGGGGATTGGATTGGAAATCGGTCGACTACGCCCATTGGGCTCCCCAATTCGCGGTGGCGAAATCATGCATACTGGTATGATACCATTCCTCAAAAAGTGGTTTGGTGATTTACGTAGTTGTTCACAAGGAGGCATTCGAAATGCAAGTGCTACAGTCTTTTATCCCATTTGGCATCATCAGTTTGATGATCTTATTGTACTTAAGAACAATCAAGGAACTGAAGAGACGCGAGTAAGGCACATGGACTATGGAGTTGTACTTTCTAAATTCTTTTGGCGCCGCTTTAAGAATAAGGAAATGATTACATTCTTCGATCCTAATGAAGTGCCCGACTTATATGAAGCATTTTATAAGAACACAGCATTGTTTGAAGAGCTTTATGTTAAGTATGAAAAGCGTAAAGACTTACGCAAGAAAACAATGAGTGCTGAAGAAGTATTTAAAAGCGGTATTCTAAAAGAACGTACTGACACTGGTCGTATCTATCTAGTGTTTATCGACAATGTACAAAACCAAGGACCATTCGATCCTGAGTTCCATACAATTTACCAGAGTAATCTTTGCTGTGAGATCCTATTACCTACTAAATCTTTTAAACGTCTTGATGACGTGGATGGTCGAATTGCTTTGTGTACTCTTGGTAGTATCAACTGGGGAGCTTTCCGTAATCCAGAAGACATGCGTCGTGCTTGTCGTATTCTACAACGCAGTCTATGTAACATTTTAGACTATCAAGACTTTTTATCAATTCAGAGTAAATTAAGTAACGATGAGATACAGCCATTGGGAATTGGTGTTACTAACCTTGCCTACTGGCATGCCAAACGTGGATTGAAGTATGGAGAGAAAGATGCTCTACAAGATGTTAAAAGTTGGATGGAGCATCAAGCCTATTACTTGACAGAAGCCACTGTTGAGTTGGCTAAAGAACGTGGTGCTTGTACACACAGTGATAAAACACGTTATGGTCAAGGCATATTCCCTTGGGAATTACGAGCAGAGGGTGCTAATGAACTAGCAAATTTTACTCCAGAACTTGATTGGGAAACCCTACGAGTTAATATGAAACAGTATGGTGTTCGCAATGCAACCTTAATGGCCATTGCCCCAGTCGAAAGCAGTAGTGTTGTTATAAACAGCACTAATGGAATTGAGTTACCCATGAGTTTGATCAGTACTAAAGAATCAAAAGCAGGATCGTTTACACAAGTGGTTCCTGAATATCATAAACTTAAAAACAAGTATCAAATGATGTGGGAACAAAAAGATTGTGATGGCTATTTGAAGACAGCGGCTGTACTAGCGGCCTATGTTGATCAGGCTATTTCTGTGAATACTTTTTATAACCCCAAACATTTTGCGGATCGTAAAGTTCCAACTACATTGATTGCCAAGAACTTGATGCAAGCACACATGTGGGGCCTAAAAACTTTTTATTATAGCCTTATAAATAAAGCAGGTAGTAAAGCAGATGATGAGATTGCTCCAGTCATGCCACTTGAACAAATCAATTTTGATGACGAAGAAGATTGCGAGGCATGTAAGTTATAATGTTAGAAACAATCTGTAACGTATTACAAGAAGCCTATAAACGAAACTGGATTACCAGTCGCGATGGTAATGTAAGCATACGACATCACGGTCGTGACCATTTTTATATCACCCCAAGTGGTGTGCGTAAGCAAACACTACAACCAGACCAATTTAAGAAAATACAAATTGGCAAGTGGGATAACGGCTTTGGTTCAAACAGCTACAATTGGCAAGAGATTGAATACACTGATATCAGCTCGGCTCTCAAACCTAGTGGAGAAATTCCTCTACACTTTGGTCTACAAAAAGAAATGGGACAACATAGTAATAATGTTAGAGTTATTGTTCATGTGCATCCTACCTACTGTATTGCCGCAATGCACGCCGGGATCGATCTTAGTACTATTAGCGATGCATTTCCAGAACTTAGTCGTTATACTAAGGTAGCACCTAATGTACCTGATGTTCCTCCTATCAGTCAAGAACTTGCTGATCAATGTTTTGACAAATTAGGGTTAGATGGACAAGGCAATATAAAATATGATATCGTAGGGATTAAAGGTCATGGAGTAGTTGCTATTGATACTAGCCCATGGCGTGCCTACGAGCATATTGAACGATTAGAACATATTTGCAAGATAGTGCTTGCATCAGGGAAATATCAATGAGCAAAGAACAATATAATTTAAAAACAAAAACAGACTATTTGAGTCGTAAAATGTTTCTGGATCCAGCAGGCCCAGTTACTATTCAACGATTCGAAGAAGTTAAATACAAGAAGATTGCAGACTTTGAAGCGACAGCCCGAGGCTTCTTCTGGCAACCTGAAGAGATTAGTCTTACCAAAGACGCAAATGACTTTAAGGACGCAAGCGATGCAGTTAAACATATCTTTACCTCAAATCTATTACGCCAAACAGCACTTGATAGTCTTCAAGGTCGAGGGCCCACACAAGTTTTTACTCCAGTGTGTTCCTTGCCCGAAGTTGAAGCTCTCATGTACAACTGGGGTTTCTTTGAAACCAACATCCACAGCAAGAGCTACAGTCACATAATCCGTAACATCTATAATGTGCCCAAAGATGTGTTCAACACTATCCATGATACAGAAGAGATTGTAAGCATGGCATCCAGTGTAGGCAACTACTATGATGCTCTACACGTTATCAACTGCCGTAAAGAATCCGGAGAAAAGATCAATGAACAAACACATATCAAGGCCATTTGGTTGGCTCTTAATGCTAGTTACGCCCTCGAAGCCTTCCGATTCATGGTGTCATTTGCTACTTCTCTCGCTATGGTAGAAAACAAGATATTTATTGGTAACGGCAACATTATCAGTTTGATTCTACAGGACGAATTGCTACACAAAGGTTGGACAGCCTATTTGATCAATCAAGTGGTCAAAGAAGATTCAAGATTTGCTGAAGCTAAACTGGAATGTGAAGCTGAAGTTTATAACTTATACCTGGACGTTATACGTGAAGAAAAACAATGGGCAGACTATTTGTTTAGTAAAGGCCCAGTGATTGGACTTAACGCAAACATTCTAAAAGACTTTGTGGATTACACAGCAGTTTCAGCATTGAAAGATATTGGTATCAAATATCAACAAGCCGCACCAAGAACTACACCAATTCCTTGGTTCAATAAACATGTCAACACAAGCAGTAAACAAACTGCATTACAAGAATCAGAATCAACCAATTATGTAATTGGAGTCATGTCAGAAGGCATTGACTATGATGCCTTGCCTGCATTATAATAGTAAAAAGGAAAGAAATATGTCAAAAGCGATAGTATGGAGCAAAAACGCCTGCCCATTTTGTGATCAAGCTAAAAACTTGCTCAAAATGAAAGGCATAGAATTTGAAGAAAGAAATATCAACAAAGATTATACACGTGAACAGTTACTAGAAGCAGTACCCAATGCCAGAACTGTTCCACAAATATTTTTAGACGATAAATTAATAGGCGGGTTCACAGAACTCAAGAAACATTTCGAAAAGGTCTAATATGTTAATCAATAAAGGTATCGCACAAGGAGAAGTTGTAACAATCAAAACCACAGCAGGTGAAGAGATTGTTGCCAAACTAATAGAAGACGGTCCGTTAGGTGTTAAAGTTAGCAAGCCTTTGTGCTTGACAGCAACTAAAGATGGAATTGGTCTAGTACCATTTTTATTCACTACAGATCCAGATGCAGAAATCACCATCAATAAAAATAGTATAATGGTATTAGCTCCAACAATCAAGGACGCCGCAGATCGTTATACAGAACAAACAACCGGCATTAAATTAGCTTAAGGAGAATACATGTCAAAATATCAAGAATTCACAGCATTAGTAGAAGCAATGGAAGGCGACTTTGAAAAGTTCTACGACAAAGGTGTAAACGCCGCAGGCACTCGTGTTCGTAAGCACTTGCAAGAGTTAGCCAAACTATGTAAAGATACACGTAACGATGTAACAGCAGTTAAGAATGCTCGTAAAGAAGCCAAATAATAAATGACGCTTAACGTTGTATCACTTCCTGCAACTACTACTATAGACTTAAACAAAGCCTTCACAATGCAAGGCATGTTTGACACAGTCTATGGTAGTTTGCCTAACGATCCAAAATATACTGTAACAGGTATCAGTTTTGAGTTTTTAGGTATGAGTTGTAAATCGTCAGGGGTGTTTGATACATACGCTGATATCAAAGAAGCAATTTCTCGTCTTTATAACTACTGCATGAAAAGTTATTTAGAACCTATTTGGAAATTATTAAATGCATTGCTCAAAGCATTAGAAGCAGTTGTTGGCAGTTTATTAAATGTTGATTTATCATTGCCAGTTTTAAATTTAACAGTGAGTGATTTGTTTAGTGATGATTTATATGAAAAGTTAATAGTATCTGTTACAAATTTATATAACACAGCTATAGACGATCTAAAACATCTTTTAAATTTATTGGGCATACCATTTCAACCATTTAGTGGAGTTGATTCTCCTCCTGTTGATATTCCTACTATTTGTAAAAATATTCTAGTGAGTCTGTGGGGTTCTTTAATTCAAAAAATAAAAAGTATTCTGGATGCAATCAAACTAGGCCTGACAGCGTATGATTATATTACAGAACAACCTAGTCCTCCATTTACTTGGTCTACTATTTGGAATTCTGCTGTCAACGCAATATTAGAAGAAGTATTGTTTTTGTTTGAAACTGGTGGTCCAACAGTCCAGGAAATATTGGATGCCCTAATTGCGGCATGTAAAGCGGCTTTAAATAAAACAGTTGTAACCGCAGAGGATCTTATTAACTATGTTAAAAATTTTAGATTGCCTGTAATAGGAAAACCATTTGATTGGCTGTTTCCGTTGAATCCACATGTAGATTTTCCTTGGAAAGATATTAACCAGCTATTAGCTGATATGAAATTATTCATTGCTAATTTTTTAGCAGGAATTTTAGCAGAATTTATAAAAGCAATCGATGCTATTCTTAGTTTATTTGGATTAAGCCTTGCAATTCCTGTGCTTAGAATAAGTTACTCAGTTTGTGCAACTATCAATGAAGGACAATAAAATGAAAAAAATTATCATAGCGTTATTTTTATTTGCAGTTGTAGGAACAGCAAATGCTCAGTGGCATCACGGCGGAGGACATTATGTTTATCGTCCAGGATATGGATGGGTAGTACCTAGTGTTATAGGAGGCGTTATTGGATATGAACTAGCTCGTCCTAGACAGCCTGATGTAGTTATAGTTCAACCACAGCCTGTTTATCCTCCTCCAGCCGCTCCAACATATCCACAGCCAGCAGGTTATCATTGGGAAGCTATTTTAGATGCCAGTTGTAATTGTTACAGAACAGTATTGGTACCCAACTAATGAAGTTTTATGAAAAAGCCATGCGTAGTTTGGGCAAAGTGGTTACCTGGAGAATTCTAGTAACAATTACTAATTTCTTTGGCGGATGGCTTGCCAGTGGAAATCCCTGGGTCGGACTGGGCGTTGTTAGTTTTGCTCTAGTAGTTAATAGTGTATTGTATTATTTCCACGAAAGAGCGTGGAATCTTATAGATACAGGGAGACAAGTAAATGACCCAAGCCTTTCTCAATGAATACATACTTGAAATAAACGAATTTCCAGTTAAAGGCCCGTTGAACAACTTATTTTCAATAAAAGACTATTTCTTTTATAATTCAAATGTAAAAGAATACGGGCATAGAAGTTTGCTAATACCAGTTTCTAAGTTGATAAATAATGATAAGCTACCTAGCGAAGAAGTTATTAGAGAACTCATAGCTAAAAAAGCACATGTAATAAAGCGTGTAGTTGACGCTAGAACACAATCGGAAACTTGGAGTTTTAAATATGAATAAAAAGCACGTAAAATGGGTATTAGCACATGAACCAATTGAATTGTTTCTTCGTGCCGCTAAAGTATTTGCCGCAGAAGTAAATGCTCGTGCTCCTGAGCAACTAGACATCGAAGTTATGACTATGAGCGAATACTCAGAGAAATATAATAACGGTGTAGTAGTTGATAAACATAGTCTAGTAGATTTATTAGATAGCGGTGCTATCGAAATGAGTCAGACATACACAATTACACTAGGTAAAATCAACAAAGATTTCTTTGCATTAGATTTGCCATTCTTATTTAAAGACCACGACCATGCTAGTCGTGTGTTCGAAGGTGCAGTTGGTAAACAGTTGTTAGACAGTTTGCAAGAATCTAAAAAGATTAAAGGTCTAGCATTTACATATTCAGGTGGTTTCCGTATTATCCCAGGAAACGAAGCAGTTAGTCGAATTGAAGACTTACGTGGTGTTAAGCTACGTACAAGTTTCAGTCCAGTTGCTATCGAAACATTCAAGACATTAGGTGCTGATGTAGTTCCAATGGAATTGGAAGAACTTACTGAAAATTTAGGTAAGGCTAACGTTACCATCGGGGAAAGTACTTATCCACGTATCTATGCATTGAATCAAGCTAAAGTAAGCAACTATATTAATCATACAGAACACAGTTTGTTTCTAACAAGCATTCTAGTTGGTACTGACTTCTGGAATACACTAACCCCAGAATTACAAACAATCGTAAGTGAATCAGCACAAGTTGCCGCACGTTACGAACGTACTATCAGTATCGATGATGTAATTCAAACACAACTCCGTGCTGAAGCAGATGGTATCGAAGTTATTCGTATGTCGTCTGAAGAACAACAACGTTTCGCAGATGCTACACAAATTGTTTATACAAAGTTTGCTGACTATTTTACTTCTGGATTAGTAGATCAAATTAAAACACAATAAGGATATAGATGATACTGTATTATAATGTACATGCCGTCTCTACTATCTTAAAAAAGTGTCCTAGCGATTTAGAAATTTTCTTTTCCTACGACAAAACTGATGAACTAATCGATAACTACGAACGATTTGGTTTAAATAGACACAACGTAATCTATGACAGAACTGGAGCTCTTCCTCATTATTTAAAAATGAGTAAAGGGCTTCATCCTATCCCACCAAGACAGCCCAATTACAATCGTAGTTTTTTTGAAGTAGCAGAACAACGTGCTAAAGAATTAATAGATTTAGATGTACCAATCAATGTCATGTGGAGTGGCGGCATTGACAGTACATTTATATTATTCATGTTACAAAAATATGCCAAAGATGCAGATCAAGTTAGAGTCTACGGAACATACAATAGCGTTATAGAATCAGGCGATTTGTTTGATCGTAGGATTAGTAAAGAATTTAAATATAATATCAAAGTAGCCGCACGAAACGAATATAATTTTAAAGAATTCGACGGTGTGTATGTCAGCGGCATGTGCGGCAATCAATTATTTGGACCCACTGATGATTTCTTTGCCAATGGCAATACTGCCATGTTCCATCATACATTGGGGACTGCGGAAACTATCTACGAAGATTACAAGACCAATATCAATCCAGAATTATTAGAATTTTTAGATCCTGTTATTAAATCTAGCCCACGTCCAATAGAAACTGTAGCAGATTTACGATGGCTTTGTATTTTTAATTTGGATTGGTACACAGCTTTGTACGAACATCGTACACAGTTGACAAAAGAAGTTGCTGAAAATATACTAGGATTTTTCAGCACAGATGATTTTCAAACTTGGGCAGTTAGTACAAATGAACCTTTTACCCTAGTTAAAGGCGATCCAAACACACATCGTTGGCAGATGCGTAGTATATTGTCTGATGTTTTTGGTGAAACTCATTATGCTAAACACAAGCAAAAACAAATAAGTAGTTTTAGTGCGATAGATCCATACTGGATGTTCATGTTGGAAAACTATCATAACACTTATTTAAAAACCTTACCCTAAGGAAAGTATATGGCATATTCGGACAAAGTTATTGATCATTATGAAAATCCACGCAATGTAGGATCGTTTGATAAGAATGATCCTACTGTTGGTACAGGCATGGTTGGAGCACCGGCCTGTGGTGATGTCATGAAATTACAAATAAAGGTAGATGAAGATGGTATTATTAGAGATGCTCGTTTCAAGACATATGGATGCGGTTCAGCAATCGCCAGTTCGTCGTTGGTTACAGAGTGGGTTAAGGGTATGCATATTGATGATGCTGTTAACCTTAAAAATTCCCAAATTGCCGAAGAACTAGCATTACCCCCAGTAAAGATACATTGTTCAATTCTAGCAGAGGACGCTATCAAAGCGGCTATTAATGATTATCGTAACAGACACAGCCAAGGCTAAAATTAAACAAAATCTTGCCAAACGCGGTAAAGGCGTTGGCATTCGTATAGGTGTTAGAACCACAGGTTGCTCGGGACTAGCCTACGTGCTAGAATATGTGGATAAGTATGACGGCGAAGAAGGTGTTATAAATTATGCCCAAAATGACTTTTGTGTACTGGTAAGTCTAAAAGATGATCCGTACTTGAATGGGCTTACAATGGATTGGGTCCGCAATGGACTCAATGAAGGATTTGATTTTGTCAATCCAAATGAGCGTGACCGTTGCGGTTGCGGTGAAAGTTTTCGTGTTTGACATTTACCAAAATTGACAGTATAATATTAATATTGTTATAACTTTTGGAGAATAATTTGAGTATGCATTTAGAAGGTCCGTGGCTCAGTACCACCGGCAAAAAGAAAGGCAAAAAGAAATTCGCTTCAGCAGAGGCAAAAAGAAAGGCAGAACAGTTGGAAGAAAGTTGGAAAGAATTGCTCAAACGGCAAGGCCTTGAGCTAGAAGAAAAAAAACGTCGTCGTGCGTTGACATCTGAAAGTTTGAGCTCTACTGGTTACAGTTTAAGTATTCCATCCGGTAGAAACACTACAGACCATATTAAAAGTTTGAATAGTGGACTAGGTGTTGCAACATTGTCACCTTCCAAAATTTACACTGGTGACAAGGTAAAAGGCATTGCCACCATGCATAAAAGCAATGCAGTACCGATTTTTAGTGATGAGCAGGCAGTCGATATCGCTCGTATGAGGCGTTAAAGCATGGTCGCTCATAATAATAGTATATTACCTGGTCACTCAGATGATAATTATATATTGTCCGCTAAGGGTTTAGCAGACACGGCTCAATTTTTAAGGAGAAATAACAACAGCCAAATGAACCATGATGGTACTAGCGATACCTCATCCAGCGTAAAGGAGAAAAAAATGATACGCATTATCAAAACAACAATTAACGTAGTAGTAGCACTAAGCATTGTAGTAGTAGCACAACAGGCAATAGAGGCAAAATTCGATAAATTAAAACAAGCTCGTCAAATAGCGAGTCCAGTTACAGCTCAAATGAGACAAACACAATTAGATTGTCTAGCTCGTAACATCTATCACGAAGCAGGTTACGAACCTTTTGAAGGTAAAGTAGCTGTAGCTCAAGTAACAATCAACCGTGCAGAAAGCGGACAATTTCCAAGCGACATCTGCGGCGTTGTATATCAAAGAAATGTAGTTTACCAAAAAGTACTTTGCCAGTTCAGCTGGTATTGCGAAAGCCCTAGTGCATTGAAACCAATGAACGGAGCCGCATATACAGAAAGTATGGAAGTAGCCAAAAAAGTGCTACTAGAAGGATTTAGACTTCCCGATTTAAAATCAGCATTATACTATCATGCTGATTACGTCAATCCAGGATGGGGTAAAAAACCCATAGCCAAGATTGGACATCACATTTTTTATCAATAAGAGGACATCATGACATCAAAAGAAGTTTTTCAAAATTTTAAATCTAACCTTACTGGGTTTTTGAACTTAGATAATTGGGTTAAAAGTGTCAAGGAACATGCTCCTCATGTAAGTGCAGAAACAATGGGCTGGGTAGCAGTAATTTTAATGCACCTAGCTACTATTCCAACACTTTTGGCAGTTTTAACAGGATTGACTGAGAAAATGCCGCCAGTGGATTTGGTATTGTTTGCATGGGCAGGATTATTCTGCTTTTTTATCAAAGCCGCAATACAAAAGGACTTTTTGAACATTGTAACTATTGGATTTGGGTTCTTTGTACAAGCAGGACTCATGGCTATGATTATTTTTAAATAACCAATAAGATTGCAAGTAAAAGACCCTATGTGTATAATCAGTGAATAGGGTCTTTTACTGATAAATATCTTATAAACCAGGAGTAGGTATAATGTCAGGATTTCAATTAGATAACAATCAAATAACACCAGGACTGTATAGAGTTTCTATTAACTCTAGCGGTTTTCCATCTTATAGCGGTTCAGGTGCAATCGCCGCAAATGCAGGAGGTGTAAACCCATACGATTGGACAGAAGGTTCAATTTACACAGGTGGATTGCCAAGTAGTGCTGGATACTCACAAGCCTTATCTCAGGGAAATATGCGTTGGGATCGCATTGTGCAAGCTCTTGCATCAATTAGTGATTGCAGAATTTTAGATGTAGTAGTTACAACAGGCGGAACCAGTGCTAACTATCAGCCAACCGCAGTTAACTTTACAGTTGCATACGATCGTGATACAATGATTCTTCCAGAATATAGTAAAATCCAAGCGGCCGCAAGTGCAACAGCTGGTACCTTTTATAGTATCACTCCTCCAACAGCAGTCACTGGCGGTAGCCCAACTTACACATCCTACTCAACTTTAGCCGCAATGCAAGCCGCAGGTTTCAGTCTTGATAACGTTCGTGGTTTCCAAGGTTATCTTGGCAATGATGGTGCAACAACTATTAACTCTCCACAAACTGCAATCCAAGATATTGTAACATCTGCGATTTGTGCTGGTGGAACTTCTGGTTGGTCAAGAACATATCGTTTATTCAGTGTAAGCCAAAACGGAGATAGTCAAGCACTTATCTCTATTCAACAACCTTTAACACCTGCAGTTGTGTTTGGTGCTTTAACAGTTACCCAAATTTCAACTACTGGTATCGCATACTAATCGAAAGGCAAGGATGATACTAGCGTATCTTTTATTACTAACTGGTTTAACAATTTCGGCGGTCGCAATTTACTATTCTGTAGTAGGTTTGACCGCTATTTTTTCTGCCGCAGTTATTCCAATTATTATCATGGGGTCAGCTTTAGAAGTTGGTAAACTTGTCTGCGCCTCTTGGCTAAAAGCCAATTGGGAACGTGTTCCACGCTTCATGAAAATCTATATGAGTATAGCAGTTGTGGTGCTCATGATTATTACTTCAATGGGTATCTTTGGATTCTTATCAAAAGCACACAACGATCAAAATCTAGTGAGTGGTGATGTACAAAGTAAAATCAGTATCTTTGATGAAAAGATCAAAACTGCCAAAGAGAATGTCGAAGCTGACCGCAAACAGCTTAAACAGATGGATGAAGCAGTGGACCAGATCATGGGTCGTTCGTCGGATGAAAAAGGTGCCGACAAAGCCAACGCTGTACGTAAGAGTCAGCAGAAGGACAGGGTTTCACTTGCCAAAGATATTGAAACCCAGCAGAAACTTATTGCTGATCTTAACGACCAAGCGGCTCCAATACGTGCAGAAGTACGTAAGGTCGAAGCCGAAGTTGGCCCTATTAAGTATATCGCTGCCTTTATCTACGGAGCCAACCCAGACGCATCTTTACTAGAGCAAGCAGTCACTTGGATCATCATAATGATTGTGGTTGTTTTTGATCCGCTTGCAGTTATTATGTTACTGGCTAGTCAAATGACATTTGGCTGGGCACGAGAACAAAAAGAAACAGATGAAAATACTCCTGATCCTTATGTAGCAGATGTAGGTGAGAAACCAACTGAACCAGAATTAACAACTGAACCAGAAATTCCTGCAGAGATTGTTACAGGTACTCCAGAGATCGAAGACCGCCCTGGTGAAACGATCGAGGAAACTGAACTAGACAAATGGAATAAAATGATTGAAGAAGCTGAACGTGAAGTTGCCAAAGCTCAGGAAACTACTGTAGAAGAACGTATAGCTAAAGGAGAAAGTTATATCGACAACGAAGGTAACGAAATTACACTGGAAGCCGATTTGCCCGAGGAAGAATCAAAAAAAAAGACTTACATGATCAAGGACGAACAGGGGACAATGATAACCAAGACCAAAGAGTAGGTTACATTCAAAACGCAGAACAGTCTTCTTCCTCGCTTTGGACATTAGTCAATGCTAGAGCCGGTAGACCAATAGATAGACTATATAACGAGTACAATGAACATAAATTTCAAAATTTTGTAATAGATAAAAATTTAGATCCAAAACTACACAATTTTGTGGAATATATTAAAAAGAACGGACCCAATTTTGTTGATTTTGCGGAACAAGACATAAATCATTTTGAAGAACAAATATATGAACTTAGGAAAAATAACTCTAATAACCCCGCCTGATAAGCTATTCAATAATACATTGAGTTACTTACTAATTAAACCTAGTAATTTTATCAAGTCGCAATTTCAAACTATCTTAAGTCAAAGCATAGATGATTTAAATGTTTTTATCTATGATAACGATGATCAAGATTTGAATTGGTTGTTAAGCGTATCACAGCAAGCACATGTAATAATTATTGATGTAGATAATTGTGATCCAATGACACATAAATTTATATCATTTTTGTTAGCTGAACCAAATGTGTTTTATATTACTAAGGATGAATTAACTCCTTATAATCTAATTAGCAAAAATCGAATTTATGATTTAGATTGGATTGTAGCAAAAATAAAAGAAGAAGATAACGATAATGATGCACAAGAAGAATAAAGGTACTGGAGTTACCGTAAAAGAAGGCGAGAATATAAATCAAGCTCTTCGCCGATTTAAGCGTAAGATTGATGATAGTAAACTTTTAGATATCCTACGTGAAAAAGAATTTTACGAAAAACCAACAACTGCTCGAAAACGTGCCAAGGGTGCGGCAAAAGCACGTTGGAAGAAGAAACTACGCGACCAACAACTTCCACCAAAATTATATTGACAAATTAACTAATATCTGTTACAATACAAGTTACTAATAACAGAAAGTACTTGATGGCAAAAACAGATATAATGATTGATTTGGAAACACTGGCGACATCAACCGATGCCGCCATTCTTACGATTGGCGCTGTTAAATTTGATCCGTTTGGTTCTGAAATTAAAGAACCGGATATGGACAGTTTTTATGTCAAAGTGGATTTAGACAGTTGTGATCGAATTGGATTAGTAACCAATGATGACACCATTGCTTGGTGGGCTAGTCAAAGTAAAGAAGCCCAGGATGCGGCATTTGATCCTACNGGACGTATCGATATTGAAGATGCATTTGCACAGCTTTATAAATTTTGCTGGGGAGCCAAGCGTGTATGGTCAAACGGTTCTATATTTGATATTATGATATGCGAGCATGTATTTAAAAAAATTGGTAAAGCAGTTCCTTGGAAATTTTGGGAGATACGAGATGTGCGTACAGCATTTGATTTAGGTATCAATCCTAAACGTCCGCCAGTGACAGCACATCACGCATTAGAAGATGCTTGGAATCAAGCGGTGGGTATTCAGAATGTCTATAATACACTACGCACTAGTACTAAGTATGATGGCGGAATGATAACACCATTTGCAAACGAAAGGTAATATGAATAGTCAAGAACGTGAAGTAATGAACATTCTTTCAGAAGAGTGTGCAGAAGTAATTCAAGCAATCAGTAAATGCCATAGATTTGGTATTGATAATTATAAACCAGGAAAGCCTAAAACTAATAGGGAACACTTGGAAGAAGAGCTAGGCGATTTATATGCTATGATCGAAATTCTACAGGAATTAGATGTAATCAGCTGGACTAATATCGAACAAGCCGCTATTGCTAAACGTGAAAAACTTAAAAAATGGTCAAATATTTTTGCAGAAAATATTGACGAGAGATAAATAAATTTGTAGAACGCCGTAAGGGTTTTACATTTTTCTTGCTTAATTAAAAGGAGATTATTATGAGCAAAATCATCGGTATCGATTTAGGTACAACAAATAGCTGTGTGGCGATTCTAGAAAACGGAGTTGCTAAAGTAATTGAAAACAGCGAAGGTGCTAGAACAACACCATCAATCATTGCATATACAGATAAAGAAATTCTAGTAGGTGCAACAGCAAAACGACAAGCAGTCACAAATCCAAAGAATACAATTTACGCAAGCAAGCGTCTAATCGGACGTAAGTTTGAAGAACAAGCAGTACAAAAAGACATCGACTTGATGCCATATACTATTATCAAAGCTGATAATGGCGATGCATGGATTCAAGTTAATGATCAAAAATTGGCTCCACCGCAGGTGTCAGCTGAAGTACTACGCAAAATGAAAAAGACTGCTGAAGACTATCTAGGACATGAAGTAACACAAGCAGTTATTACTGTACCAGCTTACTTTAACGATAGTCAACGTCAAGCAACCAAAGATGCAGGACAAATTGCAGGTCTAGAAGTTCTACGTATTATCAACGAGCCAACAGCGGCTGCCTTAGCCTATGGTGTTGATAAGACAGACAAGAAGGATCGCAAGATTGCTGTATATGACTTGGGTGGTGGTACATTTGATATTTCAATTATTGAAATTGCCAACATCGATGGCGACAAGCAAATTGAAGTTCTTGCAACTAACGGTGATACATTCCTAGGCGGTGAAGACTTTGACCAAGTTATAATGGACTATCTAGTTGATGAGTTTAAGAAAGATTCAGGTATCGATCTTAAGTCAGATGTACTAGCATTGCAACGTTTGAAAGAAGCCGCAGAAAAAGCCAAAATTGAATTGTCGTCAGCACAATCAACTTCAGTTAACTTGCCATACGTTACAGCAGATGCAACAGGTCCTAAGCACATGAACGTTACAATCAGCCGTGCCAAGTTTGAAGCAATGGTTGAAGGATTGATTCAACGTTCAATTGAGCCATGCAAAACCTGTATGACTGATGCTAAGGTAACAGCCGCAGACATCGACGAAGTTATCCTAGTTGGTGGCCAAACACGTATGCCTAAAGTACAAGAAGCAGTTGAGAAACTGTTTGGTAAGGCCCCACGTAAAGACGTTAACCCAGACGAAGCTGTAGCCGCAGGTGCCGCAGTACAAGGCGCTGTTCTAGCAGGCGATAAGACAGACGTATTGTTATTGGACGTAACTCCATTAACATTGGGTATCGAAACAATGGGCGGTGTGTTTACCAAGTTGATCGCTAAGAACACAACTATCCCAACCAAGCACTCACAAACATTCTCAACAGCAGAAGACAATCAACCAGCTGTAACTATTAAAGTTGCACAAGGTGAGCGTGAGTTGTACAAGTATAACAAACATTTGGGTGAATTTAATTTGGAAGGTATTGATCCTGCTCCACGCGGTATGCCACAAGTTGAAGTTACCCTAGATATAGATGCTAACGGTATCTTGAATGTAAGTGCCAAAGATAAAAAGACTGGCAAAGAAAACAAGATTACTATCAAATCTGATTCAGGATTGAGCAAAGATGACATTGAGCGTATGATCAAAGAAGCCGAAGCCAATGCTGAAGATGATAAGAAGCAGGCAGAATTGATCAATGCACGTAATAATGCAGAAGGCACTACTCATAGTGTCAAGAAAGATTATGAAACGTACAAAGATCAATTGACTGAAGATGAGCGTACTAAATTCGAAGACGCAGTCAAGGCTGTTGAAACAGCTTGCGCCGGAGAAGATAAGGAAGCCATTGATAAGTCAGTACAAAGCTTCTTTGATGCCGCTGGAGTAGTAATGGCCAAGAAACAGGCCGCTGAATCTACAACGGCTGAAACACCAGCTCAACCAGCTGAACAAACTGTTGATGCGGCATTCACAGAAGTTGACAAAGACTCGAAAGAGTAATAAAATAAAAATGCGGAGTGCCTAATGGGCTCCGCAACTTTCTTGCTTAACATAAGGAGATATAAAATGCAATTAAGAGCAATAGACCCAGCTCACTTGGCACATCTAAGTAGAGCACTTGTAGGATTTGATACAATTTTCAATCAACAACTACAACAACAAGGAAACTATCCTCCACACAATATTGTGAAGTATAGTGATAGTGAATATGCTATTGAAGTAGCAGTAGCAGGTTTCAGCAAAGATGAAATCACAGTAGAAGTAGATCAGGATCAGTTGGTTGTACGTGGAGTACAGACAACTAAAGAAGACTCTACCAAAGAGTATTTGCATCGTGGTCTTGCTAGTCGTGATTTTGAGCAAAGTTATACACTTGCTGAATACATGGAAGTAAAAGATGCAGAAGTCAAGGATGGTATGTTGATCATTAGTATCGAACGTATTGTTCCAGAATCTTTGAAACCAAGATTAATTACAGTTAAATAATCAACCGGGGGAGGCAACTCCCCCACTTACTAGAAAGAGATAAGATGTCAAATACAGACGTAGTAATCGACGAAAAAGTTAAAGTAACTATCTCCGAGCCTAAACGCTGGAAAGTTATTTTATTGAATGATGACACCACTCCGATGGAGTTTGTTATTAGTTTGTTAATGGAAGTTTTCAAACATACTGAAAACTCTGCTCACGACATCATGCTACAAGTACACGAAACTGGTAGTGGTATTGCCGGAGTATATAGTTTTGAAATTGCTGAAGCAAAAGCAGTCGAAGCTACAAATATTGCCAGAACTGCAAATCACCAGCTACAAATTAAATTGGAAGAAGAATGAGTCTACGTGAATTAACCAAAGATGCACATACAAACGCAGAACGTCAAGAATTTGTAAAAATTCTTTTTAGTGGTAAAATCAATCCTAAACTCTATGCTACCTATCTAAAAAATCAGCATCCAATGTATGAAATTTTAGAAGTATGTGCTATGCCATTAGGACTATTAAATGGTTTACCAGATGTTCGTCGTGCTCCTAATATCCTTAGTGATTTTCAAGAACTTTGGTCCGATGAAGATGGTGAAGTAGAAATTCTTCCTATTACACAAAAATATATCAAATATATCTTAAGTATCAAAGATGATCCTAAAAAGTTAATGGCACATATCTATGTACGTCATATGGGCGACCTAGCAGGCGGACAAATGATTGCTAAAAAAGTTCCTGGTAGCGGTAAGTTTTATAAGTTTGAAAAACCCGAAGAACTAAAAGATGCTATTCGTGCAAAAATCGACGACAGCATGGCAGATGAAGCAAAAATATGTTTTGAATACGCTACAGAATTTTTTAAAGAAATGATGACACATGTCGAATATACCGACGAGTAAAGTTTGGGATACTTTAATAAATATTCAGCACTTATT